ATGGAATTTATCCGTTTGAGTATTTGTATAATAAGGAGTGTTGTATTGTTAATCCTTTTAGAGCTATGTATGTAACTGCTGTGGAAGCACTTGCTAAAAGCTCTACATTGTATCAGTATGACCATGTTAATTTTTATATGTATTTTCCTGAACAAGATGAACCTTGTTTTAGGAAAACAAAGATGGCAAAAGTTATTGAATGCGGATTGCAAACAATGCAATATATTAAAAAGTTTGATCCGTATGACATTATGGAGATGACGCCGTCGTGTCCTTGTCAATTACATAATTATAGGTATTTTGACGTTGAGATGAGGATGATGGCCCACAACGCAGTTGAGGGCCTTGAAGATTGTAAATTGTTTACAGAAAGCTACCCAAGCTTCTGGAACGTTTCTATGGATGAGGAAGGACAGTCTCAGTCTGACCCAGGGTTGGTTCCGAACCCCAATAAACGGAACACTATGGTTTATGTTCGACCTGTTAAAGGACGTAAACCCGGAGAGCGACCGAATGTCAATAAGACAGTTCGGGACTCTAATGCTAAATTTCGAAACAAGAGATATCGTGATGAGAATCTATGTCACGGTATCAAACCGTCCTCTAGGAAGTTGTTACCTAGTGAGTTGCGGCGTTGTAAAGAATTATTCCCAAAGGTTTGTTTAGGAGATTTTAATCTTACAAACTTGCGGTTGAGTTATTATCGATTCAATGCCCTGATGTACAAAATGGGATGGTTTAACAAGAATATAGATTGGGCAAAAGCTGAGCGTTGTTATAAATCAGTTATGTCCGGAAAGCAAATTCCAAACTGGAATTCGAGAGAAATATCAAAGAAACCTGCAAAGTATTCTTCTATACGTGTATTCCTTAAAAATTATAGTTTCTTTCTCGGTGTTTTTACCGATACTGAGAGAAACATTTTGTCAAATTATGTGGATTACTGTCAAGGAGATAGACGAACGCATAAATTAGAGCGATTAGCTCCTAGGTTTATAGCCTCAGGAGATGATTGTTATGTGTCTTTCGAGAAAAAACAGTTTGTGGATATGCCAGACGAAGAAATCCCTGATATTGAAGATCTGGGAGACACTTTACAAATAGGTGAATCTCAAGGTATTTCGGACCTTTTTAATGTTAAGAAAAGGGTGAAGGAGAATGTAGGAGAAATGGCTTCCGCTGCAATTAAAGCTGCAGCATGGGATTTTATATATTCTATACCAAAGAAAATAATGGATTTGTTTTATGGAGTCAAAGGATCAATAGAATCGATGCTTGAAAAAGTTCGATCTTCTTT